TCAAAACTCAGCGAAACATTTTTCGACGAAGCGCTCGCTTTCTTCGTCAACTGAGATTGCTTCATCAAACGCCACGTCATAACCGAGAGACTCGGCCTTGCGCTGAACGAAAGCGAAAAACTCTTTTGCTTCTTCTTTGCTCATGTCGAAACGTGAATCCGGTGCGTAGGTGTTAATGGTGATAGTGGTCATAGCATTTGCTCCTGTTTAGATGGGTAGATAATAAACCAAAAAGGTTTATACGTTATGACATGCATCACAATATCCATACAAACTTTAAGGCTCGCTTCGGCGGGCCTTTTTCGCATTAGGCCACAGGCAATCAATCACAGATGAACCCTCGCATCCAATGCCTCGCTGGCCTTTCCTAACTACACCACAGCACTTCCAACCGGAGGTGTGAGATGTCACATATGAGCAAATTAGCTTCTGGCGCAGCTTATGGCGCATCTGCCGGGACGGTGGCTAATGGGTTGTTGACCCGGCTAAGTCCTGACGAGTGGAGCGCAGTAGGCGTTATCGCCGGTATTGTCGTGGCGCTACTGACGTTCGGTATCAACTGGTATTACAAACGCAAAACCACGCTGGCGCAGATTCAGGCGTACGAGCGATGGCCTTCCGCAGCCGGGCAGTTATCAAAGGAGGACTAACGATGGCTATCCCGTCCTCACTGAGAAACAAACTGATTGCCGCAGCGGGTGCAGGTTCGATGGTCATCGCCACGATATTCATCGGTGGCAAGGATGGTGTAGAGGGTCGCAAGTATCAGGCTTACAAAGATGTCGCTGGCGTCTGGACTGTCTGCGACGGCCACACTGGCAACGACATCATTCGCGGCAAGACCTACACCGACAAAGAATGCGACCGGCTTTTGTGGAAAGACCTGCAACCGGCCAAAGCGACCGTAGACAATCTGGTAAAGGTACCCCTGAACGAATACCAGCGCGCCTCGCTATACAGCTTCGTGTTCAACGTAGGCAGCGATGCCTTCGCTAAGTCGACTCTCCTTCGAAAGCTCAACAAGGGCGACCAGGAAGGGGCGTGTGAAGAAATGCGCCGCTGGGTATATGCAGGCGGTATGAAGTGGAAGGGATTGCAGAACCGGCGGGAGATGGAGCGCTCGATGTGCCTGGCGGAAAGCGAAAATGACCTTTAAATGGAAGCTCATCCTCTTCGCAGCAATGAGCCTGCTGCTGGCAATCGCTATTGTCATCGCCAGTCATTACCGGTCAGCGCTCAAAGAATCGCAGGCATCTTTAACCAAAGTTAATCGTGAATTAAATCTGGCTAAAGACACCATCAGCGACATGCAGACTCGCCAGCGCGATGTGGCCGCGCTCGACGCAAAATACACACAGGAGCTTGCAGATGCTCAGGCGACTATCGATCAGCTGCATGATGACGTTGCTTCTGGCAAGCGTCGGTTGCAGCTCCACGCGACCTGTACGAAGCAATCCGCCTCCGGCACCGCCAGCCTGGATGATGCAGCCAGCCCCGGACTTACTGACTCCGCTGAACGGGATTATTTCACCCTCAGGGAGCGGATCGAGACCGTGACCAGGCAGTTGAGCGGATTGCAGGCGTATGTTCGGGAGCAGTGTTTGAGATAAAAAAAAGCCCCATGGCTGGGGCGACGACAGGATAGATATTTTCTCTTTTTATAATTATTAACGCAGCGTTGACTTGTTTTCCCTGATGCTTTTTCTCGCAAGACATTCCTGTCTGTATGGTCTTCATCCCTGCGACTCACAGACCTTGTTTGTAGGAGCCACTCCACCAACAAGATGGAAATAATCCTGGCCGATATATTCAGCTTAACAAGCGGCAGGCATCTTTTATAGGAATAGTCCGGGGATAATTGTACGGTGAGCGACCTGATGTACAGATAGGCAAGCCGTTATATAGAAGCGTTCTCAAAACATAGTGAACCACTAAACATCACAAGGCGCATTTGCGAGTGCGCCTGATGATGAACATCTCAGGCATTGAGCGACGGTTAGCACGCCGCGATTACTCCCTAAGGCGCGAGTTAAAATCGCTTCACTGGGACTAATCCTAGATGTAATGTGTAACCTCTACTTATGAAAAGGAGGTTGTCATGTTAGAAAAATATCTTTTAGTTGGCGGGATGAATACCACTCCACAGCAAAAAAGAGTGGCAGTTGTCGAGGCGGCTCTTGAAATTGCCAAGGCTTCGGTTGGTCAAGCCAATGCAGCGCCTCACTCAAGAACAGAAGATGACTTGAAGCATGTGGCAAAAGAAATAAGTAATCTTGCTGATGCCATAGAAAAGGCGCTGCAAGTTAAGTGAACCAAGCCGCCTTCGGGCGGTTTTTTATTGGGGCAAACATGGCTGACATCTACCGCATCACAGTCAAAACCAAAACAGGCGAAACGCATGAAGGTCTGATGAAGCGATCTCAGCCCGAGATTATTAACGGCTTCATCGGCATTGCTCGCGAAGACGGCTCATGGGTATACCTGGCACCTGATAATGTGCAGGAAATGGAATACGTGCCCGAGCCGGATAAAGACGAACAAACATCGTAAGGAATGATTATGGCGACCGAATCAAAAACTGGCCGCCAAATAGCATAGCTATATATTACTCACGCTGAATCTTTTCCCATTCAGCCCTGTACCGTTCTTTTTCGTCAACGCAGGAAGGACACAAAAGTCCTCCATAATACATTTCATTTTCAACAGCGCTTTCTAACTCATCGCCCTCAAGAAGTGCATGACAATCATTATGATGTCCGCCGGGGTTAGTAACCCCATCACACTTCTCGGTTAAAAACGGTTCCAAAACGGCCTTTTGCTTTGCAGATAGGCTGTCGTAACCATGATCAACCGCTCTCTGGGCTATGCCGGTAACCATCGTATTTTGATTATGAAAACGATCATGTTGCAGCATCGCATCAAGAAGTGATTCTGTAGACATGAAAACTCCTTTTAACTAGGAAGAATCATGGCACTCACAGACAAACAAGAAATGTTCTGTCGCGAGTACCTCATCGATTTGAACGCTACGCAAGCGGCTATTCGGGCGGGGTACAGCGAGAAGACCGCCAATGAACAAGGCTCGCAAAACTTAGCGAAACTTAACATCCAGTCCAGAATCTCCGAACTGAAAGCAGAGCGCAATGATCGGGTCGAGGTTGATGCTGATTATGTGCTGAAACGCTTGTTTGACATCGACCGGATGGACGTTGCAGATATCCTACTGGCTAACGGAGAAATCAAGCCGATTAAGGACTGGCCGAAGGTATGGCGCACAACACTTTCTGGAATTGACGTCATAGAGATGGCTGCCGCTGATAGCGCTGCCTTACTGAAGAAGATTAAGTGGCCTGACAAGGTTAAGAACCTTGAGCTTCTCGGCAAACACATTAGCGTGATGGCTTTCAAAGAGCAGGCCGCTCACGAGCATACCGGTAAGAACGGCGGCCCGATTGAAGTGGCCGCGCTAACGAAAGATGAATACAAAGCTGCCCGGCGGGAGATGTTGGAGGATGACGACTGCTGAGCAAAAGAACTATGCGCGCCGGATAGAGTGCGAAGAGGACGGGCTTTACTTTGCCCGCTACTTCTTCAAGCAGCGGACTGGCGGAAAGATGATAGTGGCACCTCATCACAAGGTTATTCAGCAAACGCTGGACAGAGTGATAGACGGCGAGATTAACCGGCTGATCATCAACGTTCCGCCCGGCTACACGAAAACAGAACTGGCAACCATCAACATGATGGGGCGTGGTCTGGCACTGAATAAGCGCGCCCGTTTCATGCACCTGTCCTACTCGCACAACCTCGCACTGCTGAACTCATCCACAGCACGCAGCATGATTAAGTCGCAAGCCTACCAGGCGATGTGGCCTATGGAGCTACGTGACGATGCCGACAGCAAGGCGATGTGGTGGACTGAGTATGGCGGCGGTGTGTATGCCTCATCGTCAGCAGGCCAGGTAACGGGATTCCGTGCCGGCCATATGGAGCCAGGCTGGCAGGGCGCGCTGATTATCGATGATCCGGTTAAACCCGACGACGCTTATTCAGAGACTGTTCGTGACGGTGTAAACAGCCGCTTCAACGAGACGATTAAATCTCGTCTGGCTATCGAAACCACGCCGATGATAGTCATCATGCAGCGCATCCACTATCACGACCTGAGCGGCTATCTGCTGCGAGGAGGCAGTGGTGAGATGTGGCACCACCTGAACCTGCCGGTAATCATCGACAATAGCCGCTCCTATCAGGAGCAGTACCCGGACAACAGTCACGCCATACCGATTGAGCACGGATTGCCTGATGGCTGGCTCTGGCCCTTCAAGCACAACGAGAGCCACCGCACAGCGCTGTTCTCTCATCGCCGAACGGCAGAAGCGCAGTACATGCAGAACCCTCGCAGGTTCAACGCAGAAGGCGCGCTGTGGACAGAGCAGATGATTGCAGCAGCACGAGCCCTGAACATCACCGAGCAGCTATCCAGAACGGTTATCGCTATCGACCCGCAAGCAACAAACAGCGAAGAGAGCGATGAAACGGGAATTGTGGCTGCAAGCTCATACGGTGCGGGAGATAAGCGGCAGTATTCAGCCGACGGCGACTACAGTGGCAAATATTCCCCTAACGGCTGGGCAACGCGGGCTATGGATGCTTACAAACAGCATGACGCCGATGCGATCGTGATTGAAACCAACCAGGGCGGTGACATGGCAGAGGACACGCTCCGCAATGCCGGGTTCAAAGACCGCATTATCCGTGTCCATGCGAGCAAGGGTAAGTTCGCGCGAGCCGAGCCAATATCCGCTCTGTATGCACAGGGTCGCGTAGCCCACCGAGGCAATCTCTATCAACTGGAAAACCAGCAGATGGAGTACGTGCCAACCACCTCTAAAAAGTCACCCGACCGTCTCGATGCGCTGGTATGGGCGATGACCGAGTTAAGCGGCCAGTCTAAAGGCGCAATCTTCTTCTAAGGAGTTCATCAGTGAGTGAACAACAAAGCGAGGTCTCATTCCTCGTGAACGCCCTTGCTGATGCGATAGGGCGGCAACGAATGCTGTACGCCAATGGACAGAATGGCAACACCAAGCGTACCAAGCTGTGGGATGAGTTCGGATACCCGAGCGAGGTAGGTTTCGACCAGTACTATCGTGCTTATGAGCGCAATGCCGTTGCTCACGCGGCGGTGCATAAGCTTCTGGACTCGTGCTGGGTGGACAACCCGACCATCATTGACGGCGAAGAGAAGGATGAATCTGGCGAGACTACTGAATGGGAGCGAACTGTTGAGAAGCTTCTCAAGCGCCATTGGGCGAAGCTGAAAGACGCCGACCGCCGTAACCTTGTGGGGCGCTATTCGGCCCTGTTAATTCAGGTTAAGGATGGCCGAGAATGGAAAGACCCGATCAACACCGACTACATCAGGTCTCTCGGCACCGAGCGCCTGAAGGCTGTGGTTAAGCTTATCCCTGCATGGGAAGCGCAGATTAAACCAGGCAATTTCGACACAGATACAATGTCGGAAACCTACGGCCAGCCCGTGATGTACAACTTCAATGAGCAGCCAGTCGGCGATGACGGAACTTATGGGCCCGTGCGTAGCGTTCAGGTTCACCCGAGCCGCGTCATCATCCTGTGTGAAGGTGCTGAAGACGAGAATATGCTCTCCGGCATCCCGCTGTTGCGCGCTGGCTATAACAAGCTGTTGGACATTGAGAAGACCTCCGGTGGTAGCGCTGAAGGCTTCCTGAAGAATGCGAGTCGCCAGCTTGGTATCGCATTCGACAAAGAAACAGACATCGCGACAATCCAGGCTCAGGCCAAAGAAGCGGGCTTTAAAGATTTGGGGGAAGCCCTGAATGACAAAATGTCTCGTTTCAACAAAGGTACCGACGCAGCACTGGCGATGCAGGCTGGTCAGTTGTCGGTGCTGTCAGTCGCAGCGGCTGACCCTACCCCCACATGGACGGTCGCAGCTAACGAGTTCTCCGCGACGATTCAGTGTCCGTTCACCATTCTCTTTGGTCAGCAGACCGGACGTCTTGCCTCGGATGAGGACAAAACTGATTGGGCTAAGCGTTGCAATGGACGGCGCTGGGGATTTATGACCGACTTCATCACCCGCGTCATTGAGCGCTTCTGGCAGATTGGCGTCATCGACCCGCCGAAGTCTGGCGAGGTTACGCTCGCATGGTCTGACCTGCTCGCGCCTAGTGAGAAAGAGAAGATCGCAAATATGCAGGCGATGGCAGCCGTTGCCAAAGACACTCAGCAGGCATACGGCACTCCGGCGATAACGGAGAATGAAATCCGCGCTGTCGGTGAGCTTGAACCAATCAGTGAACCAGAAGAGCCTGCCGGAGCCGCAACGACAGACCCGCTGACAGGTGACCCAATTGAACAACCGACAACGACCGGGCAGCCCGATAATTCCGCGCAATAAAGCCGACCCCACGCAGTCATACCGACCGGTTAACCGGATGTTCCGGGATATCGAGAACCGTTATTACCAGATAAAGAAGGCACTGAAGCAGTTGCTCGATGGGTATCTGGTCGGTAGAGAGCGTAGTGGCAATTCTCTCTACGGTTACATTCTGGCGAGAGACGGCAGTAAGCCGGACACGCTCTACCAGGTGAATGCTGGCACCTTCATCTACGATATGTCGCCACAACAACTGTCTGACCTGCTACTGCGCATAGAAACGATTCTGGACGATTATCTCCTTGAAGGTGGTAGTAACAACCTTTGGGCGCTCCAGTACGTTTCTGATGAGTATGAGCGCGGCACGTTGCAGGCATTCACGAATCTTTCAGCGCAATCGGCTGTCTATGAGCAGTCAACGACGCTTCAGCAGTTGCTAAGCAGTCCGGCGTATCAAAACCAGGTGGCAGCGGCTTACATCTCTACCTACAGCGAATGGCGGGGAATAACTGATGCTGCTCGCGCTGACCTGGCGAACATAGTTTCTGATGCAATAGGGCGCGGTATTAACCCGCGCGAGACAGCCAGCCTGATTAGCAAGCGCCTGGATGTATCTATGAGTCGGGCCAAAACGATAGCTCAGACGGAGCAGGTTGGCGCGTTAAGGCAGGCTCAGTGGTCAGAGGCTGAATGGTCGAAGGAGCGATTGGGGCTTAACACTGCGCTGCTGTGGATATCGGCCCTGAAATCGACGACGAGGCCATGGCACGCTGCGCGCCACGGGAAGACCTTCACAACGGAAGAAGTGGAGGCTTTCTATGCTCAGAATGGAAACCGGTACAACTGCTATTGCAGCCAGATCCCCGTGTTACTTAATGATGACGGAGCCCTATTTAACGAAGGTCTGGCCGAAAAGTTATCTAAAGAGCGCCAAAAATGGAGTGGGATACCATGAGCCCTATGAACAGGGGAAAGCTTTCATTAAATAACCAAGCACCAATCTAGCTCCAGGGTCTGCCCGATCCTGAGGATTATTCTTCAGCCCCTGACCAACAATATCTGATATTTGACCTCTTGTTACGGTTCCCTTAGGGCATATAGAAGTGTCTCTCATTGTGTCCCATACGCCAGCGACATAACCCAAATATTCATTAGCTAATTCATAATCGGCGCTTGAGGCGGATCCGTTATCGGTACGGGTATACGCCTGATATTTCGTATAGAGATCATTCCCCGTCAAAAAACCGGCATTACATACGCTGCTAACGGAGAGCAGAGCAGCAAATATCACTTTTTTCATTTTTATATCCCAGAAAGGTAAAACATGAGACTCAACAGTATTCATGTAAAAAGCCTCGCCATCAACTCTTCAAACATCTCAACTGAAACCATCGACGGTGACGAACATATCGTCATTCGTGGCGTCGTGCCTGTCGTGGATGACGTTGTCATGAATGGTGGGTTGTATCCGGCTGAGGAGATTAACAAGAGCTTTAAAACGCTCGAAGGCAACCCGATGCCTTTCGGGCATCCGAAAATTGGCAACGAGCACGTCAGCGCGACTAACCCGCGAGCGGTTAACCAGTTTCATGTCGGCGCATGGGCTGAGAACGTCCGTAAAGACGGCGATCGTGTCGTTATGGACATGAAGGTTAACAAGCGCATCGCGCAGTCGAGCGAGAAAGGTAAGCGCCTTATCGAGCGGCTTGATGAGCTTCAGGCCAACTCAAACGCCGAGCCGATTCACGTATCTACCGGCCTCCTGCTGCGCCGCGAGCAGAACAGCGGCAAGTCGAAGGGTAAGAGCTACTCGTGGGTCGCCCGCAACATGCAGTTCGACCACGTAGCAATCCTTCTTGATGAACCAGGAGCTGCAACACCTGAAGAGGGCGTCGGTATCTTTGTTAACGCTGACAACTCCCAACAGGAAGTAAGCGTAGAAAACGCAGACCTCGCGCAGGCATCGAACTGCACGAGGGAAGGACTGCTTAACAAGACCAAATTCTTCTTTACCAATGCATCCAATTTCTCATTCGACGATATCCAGCGGGCTATTAGCGACAAGCTCCGCGATGGTCGTGACAACGATGATTGGCTATGGCCGGAAAGCGTATGGCCGGACTCCTTCGTTTATCGGGATGCAGATAAATATTTCAAACAGAAGTACCTCATCGACGATGACGGCAAGGCTCAATTCGTCGGCGAACCTGTAGAAGTCGTGCGCAAACCACCTGAGTACGAAATTAAAACCAACGGAGAAAGATATCCGATGAAAGACATGATTATCAATGCGCTGAAAGCCGCTGGTAAGCCGACAGAAGGCAAATCAGAAGCTGAGCTGCTGGATGCGTTCAACCAGATGGCTGTTGAGAAAGCAGCTTCTAAAGGTGAGACGCCGGAAGAAAAGGCTGCTCGCGAGAAGAAAGAGGCCGAAGAAAAGGCCGCCAAAGACAAAGCCACCAATAGCGAAGAAGCACCGGCATGGTTTAAGCCGTTTGCCGACAAGCTGAGCTCTATCGAATCCGGCCTGACTGCTAACGCCGACCAGGAAAAAGCGACCAAGCGCGAAGCGGTGAAAGCCAAGTTCAAGCTCGACGATATGGCAGTCAACGCCCTCGACGGCGCAGCTCTGGATGGCCTGTATGCACAGTGCGCAACCACTCGCAGCCTGTCCGGCGCATTCAACCATTCCACCGATAAACCCTTCTCTGAGATGCCGGAGTAATAAAAATGGCTAAAGACGGTAAACACGTAATTCACGCGGGCGGCGTATTCCCGAATCCGCTTCTGAACCGCGAAGGCGGGGCAGCCGCAGCGACTCAGCCGGGCACCATCGGCGTATTCACCAACGGCAAATTCACCGCATCCACCAACGGCGGCGAAAGCGCTGTGCTGTATGTGGCGAACTATGACTACCTGCGCTGCATGGGCGTCGATGACGTCATTCCTGCTAACGAGCTGGTCGTCGGCATTCAGTTACTGCCGGGCATGTTCCTGAACGTCCGCGCTGCTGCCGGCACCTATAACAAAGGCCAGGCACTGGCTATCTCTAATGGTCGCGTCACTTCCGGCGGCACTGCATCCGCAGTCCTGTTCGTGGAAGAAGACAAAGCGACAACTGTTGCTGCAGGCGATCTGCTGCGCGTAGTGGTCAAGTAAGGAGACCGATTAATGTTTGTATATTCCAAATCACTTGGCGAGAAGACTGGCAACCTGGAAGTAAACCAGGCTCAGTTCCGCGCGCTGCAGGCTGAACGTAACGCTACCGCCCAGGCGGTTGCGGATTTTCTGTCTCGCACCCAATGGCGTGGCGCTGCTGAAGATACTCCGACGTTGAACGCCGTTAACGCGGTTGATGATATCCGTCGCCTGTACCGTGCGTACGATACCACCGTGACACAGCAGTTCGAACCCAACACGCAGTTCACTCTGCTGAACGACCTGATGCCGCTTTCCCGCTCTGTACGTATCGAGCAATCCCGTTACGACTACGCCCGCACCGGTGGTCGTGGCTGGGCGCACACCTCAATGTCCGGTCAGATTGGCGCAGCGCTTGATGCTCGTGTCTATACCTTCGACGGCACGATGGTTCCGATCCACGATTCCGGCTTCAAGTTCAACTGGCGTGACCCAATCTTCAACAGCCCGTCAGCCCTTCAGTCTCAGGCTGACGCTCAGCGTGGCTCCGTGGAAGATGTTCAGCGTCAGTACGTTGATTACATGTGGGACGGCTACCGCGACGCGGCTGGTAACTACGCAGTATTCGACGGCCTGACCTGGAAGGGCTTCCGCGCCGATGAGCGTGTCGCTCAGGTGACGCTGAACGTAAACATGGCGACAAGCACCGATCCGAAAGCAATTCGCGCCGAAGCAATCCGTCTGCGCGATGTGTTGAAGCTTGGCAACTACCAGTACGGCCAGCAGACCTGGTACGTTTCATCTGAAATCGTCTCCAACCTGGAGCAGTATTTCAGCGACAACTTCCAGTCCCGCACCGTGCTGCAGGAGCTCCTGACCCTGACTGGCATCGCGGCCATCAAAGAAGACGCGAAACTGCAGGGTAACGAAATCCTGATTGTTCCGCTGCAGGCAGGCGTAGTTGCTCCGATTGTAGGCCAGGCCATCGGCACCGTTGCCGACCCTCGTCCGTTCTACAACAGCGATTACATCTGGCGCACCTGGGGCGCAATGGGCCTGATGGTCAAAACCGACATCAACGGTCACTACTCCGTGGTTCACGCCACCGGCGAAGCGACCAGCTAAGGAAGCGATATGGCACTGGTAAAAGTAATTTCATCAAACCTTTTTGCCGGTGCCAATTTCCAGAAGCTGGAGATTGGCTCTGAGGTAGAGGTTGCCGATTCAATCGCCGAAAGCTGGGTTAATGCCGGGCTGGCCGAGTACCTGGAAGAGCGCCAACTGGAAGTCGCTACGCCCAAGCGCGGACGGAAACCCAAAGATAAGGAGTGACCATGGCTATCACGCCAATCACAGCAGCGCAGGTTAAACAGCAGCTGTCGTCCCTCGGTTACTCCATCCCTGACTTCATCATTGATGCATATCTCTGCAAGCTCAGCAGCATTGAGCAGTGCCTGGAGGCGTCTGGCTACGACGAATGTGACGTCGTGCTGATTCAGGTCTATGCCGTCTCTCTTATGGCCTTAACGGCATACAGTCAGCGCATTAAATCGCAGTCAGCGCCTTCAGGGGCGTCGCGGTCGTTCGACTATACCGGTGATGTGCTGTCGATGCGTGATGCGCTCCTGTCACTGGATAAGAGCGGATGCACGGCATCGCTGCCGATTGATGTGGGTAGCCGCGTCGGCTTCTTTGATGTCGTTGGAGGTTGCTGATGTGTGAGAAAGAGCAGAAGCCTAAAAATCCCGACGAGGAGCCGTGGGAGTATGAGGATTACCACCTATGAGCTCAGTAGCTAACTGGTCATACACCGCAACAGCGACAATCTGGCGAAAGCTGGATGGTCAGGACGATTACGGCGACCCGCTGGGATATGCAGCGCCTGAGCAAATTCTCTGCGGCTATGAAGGCGGCCTGAGCAAACGCATCGGCGGTATTGGTTCAGAAATCGTTGCGAAAAACACAGTCTGGACTGAGTACGCACTGGCTAAGACTGGCGACTATGTGCTGATTGGCATTTCCGACCTGGCTGACCCGAAAGAAGCCGGAGCTGATGAGGTTCAGCAGGTGCTTCGCTATGAAGACACCTTCGAGCGCATCGCCGACGACTACGCCATCATAACAGGAGTCTGATATGGCCGGTAAAGTTCGCGGCATTGCCCAGGCGAAAGCCAATCTGGACGCGCTGATTAATGACGTGCAGGGGCGCAAAGTCGTCAGGGCCGTGCAGTCAGCACTGTTAATCGGTGGCGCTCAGGCAGCGCTATACACACCAATCGACACATCAACGCTTCTCAACAGCCAGTTTCGTGAGATTGACGCCAACGGCACAAAGGTAACTGGCAGGGTGGGCTACTCGGCCAACTATGCGGTTTATGTTCACGATCCGAATGTTCCGCAAACCTTCCGCCGCGCCACAGCCCGCAAAGAGTTCCTTACCAAAGGCTTTGAGGACACCCGCGAGCAAATCGACCGGGTTATGAAGCAGGAGCTGTCGCTATGAATCCGCCAATGCATACGCGCGTGCGTAACTACTTCATCAATGCTGGCCTGACGGATGGCTTTAAGGTTCGGCTGCTGATGTGGACTGACTCAGGCACTGAATCTGACCGGTTCATGGTGTTTCGTCCAAATGGCGGCAGCAATATTCGCAATGGCCTCGGCAACGAGCAGTACATCCTGGTCGACGTTATCGGCGCAAAAGGTGGCAATGCTTTTGTCGATGAGCGCGTGCAGCAGATTGTTGATTACGTCCAGCAAAATCCCATGACCGATGATTGCGTCGGTTATCTCCAGAATATGGGCGCTATGCCCGCACCAGTTCTTACAACCGAGGGACGCCTTGTCTATCGGCTTCAATTCGTCGCCACCTACGGCGAGTAATTAAACGTCAAAGAGGAAGTAACATGGCTAATTGCCCAACCAGCAACGAACGTTTGTTCGGTGGCGCTATTGTGCTTGAAGTTGCCGACGGCTGCCCGGATACGGAGCCACTTGAATCGGAATGGAAAGCGCTGGCCGCCGGTACGTCGAAAGGCTTCGACTTCAGCCCGAACACCGTGACCAGTGATGCTGACGATGGCGGCGGTTTTGTCGAGAGCATCACCACAAACTCGGACTTCACCATCAGCTTTGAAGGTGAGGTGCGTAAAAACGACAAGCTTGACCAGTACGGCATCGGTCGTTTCATCAAGTACTTCGCTACTAAGCTTAAGGCCAAGCGTCAGCCTGGTATCTGGGTTCGCATGGAATACGGTCCGGTGACCTTCCAAGGTTACATGGTTATCACTGCCCTCAGCTCTGACGGCGGAACTAACGATATCGTGACCTTCTCCACTGAGTTCAAAGTGGGCGACTCCAGCACCGTGCAGGTTACTGATACCTCCGAACCTTCCAGCTAAAACACAGCGGGGCGCAAGCCCCCTTTCTGAGACAGAGATATGCAGGTTCTGATAAACGGAATTCCTTACGAGCCAGCGTCGGCGCACTCATCTGGTATTGGTATTGCCATCACCACTCACAACCGCCCAGACGTGCTGGCTCGTGCTCTTGAGCAGCACCAGAAACATCTGCCGCCCGGCGCAGTTGTTGTGATTGTCGATGATGGCTCTGCTCCGGCTGCCGTAGCACCAGAATACGCAAGGCTTATCCGTCACGAACAATCTCAGGGCATAGTGGCATCCAAAAACGCCAGCATTGAAGCCCTGATTGATTCCGGTTGCGAACACCTGTTCCTGTGGGACGATGACGCATGGCCGATTGCTGATGGCTGGCATATTCCGTATATCGAGTCTCCTGAGCCTCATCTTGCGTATCAGTTTCTCGACCTGGCAGGGCCGCGAAAGCTGAATGACCTTTCAGTCCTGTACCGCGATGAAAAGCACATCGCCTACACCGGGCAGCGCGGCGTGATGCTCTATTACCACCGGAGCGCGATTGAAAAGGTTGGCGGATTCGACCCGGTTTACGGGCGCGGGATGTACGAGCATTCAGACCTCGCTCTGCGCATTCATAATGCAGGGCTTACCTTATGGGCATATGCAGACGTTATCGGCTCTGAGAAGCTGATTTACTCGCTGGATGAGCATGAGTCGGTAGAGCGCTCAGTACCCAAGCCTGAGCGAGAGCGTCAGGTCAGCAACAACGTAAAAATTCACAACGAGCGACGCGACACAGGCTACACCGGATGGGCGCCGTACCGCAGACAGCGTAATGCCGTCATCACAACCTTGCTGACCAGCCATCCTGACCCGCAGCGAGGAACCAGGATGAAGCCAGAGCAGTCACTTATCGCCAGATGGTCAGAGTCGATTAAAGGTGCCGACGCAGTCATACTCGCTGACGAGTTCGAATACTCCCCACCAGGCCAGACGACGGTGCGAGTGCCCGTTGTCGACATGAACGTTTACTTCCGGCGCTGGCTGCATATCTGGCAGCACCTGCGGGATAATCCGGAATATCGTTTCGTCTGGTGTACCGATGGAACCGATGTCGAAATGCTTCGCGCGCCATGGGAAGAAATGCAGCCCGGCGTGATTTATGTCGGTTCTGAGCCAAAGACATATTCCGATGAATGGGCCATCAAAAACCATCCCGAGCGCGTGTATCAGTCATTCCTGAAGCAGTATGCCAGTGACACTATGCTGAACGCCGGATTGCTTGGAGGGTTACGCCAAGATGTCATGGAGTTTGCTCACCGCATCGTGCGGCTTTACTACCGCATTGAGTCAGACCGCTTCTGGAAGAAAGAAGGTGCAGCGAGGGCAGTGGGAGACATGATCGCATTCGGTATCGTGTCGAAATCATTCGGTGACCGAGTGATTACCGGACCGAAAGTCCACACGGTGTTTAAGACCGACGGCATCGGCAAGGAAACAGCATGGTGGCAGCACAAGTGACATTCGCGGTGGTAGGTCATCACCGACGCGCCGAGCAGGCTCACAGGCTTGCTGAGAGCCTTAATGCGCAGCTTTTTATCGATGACGCCGACCACGGTGCAAACTGGAATCACCTGAGAGCAATCAAGTGGGCTGCCGGCCAGTCAGCGCGAGTGGTCGTGTTGGAAGATGATGCCCATCCAGTGGATGGCTTTGTAGGTCTTGCGGCTGAATGGTGCGCCAGATTCCCTGATGAGCTAATCAGTTTTTACCTCGGCACCGGTCGCCCGCCGCAGTATCAGCAACAGATTGCTGAAAGCCTTATCGCCGCGGATAAGTTCCGTGCTGATTACATCACCCTGAACCGACTGATTCATGGCGTCTGCTATGCGCTGCCAGCCAGTGGAATTAACCGCATCCTGATGAACTGGAGCCAGCGAAAGCCGGCAGATTATGCCCTCGGAGACGCATGGGGAAGGGATGTTATTTACCCTTGCTACTCCCTGGTAGACCATGCCGACGAGATGCCCGTAGAAAAGGCTTTCGACGGTCTGCCGAGAACCGAGCGAAGAAAAGCGTGGAGGCTTTACCGGTGAATACCCCACTTAAAGAAATCGGCGAGTGCCTCATCAGCGTTGACGGCGAGGATTATTTCTTCCGTCCGTCATTTGTGAACATGTCACGTATTGGTGAGCCAGATCAAATCGTGCAGGTGTTTTACGACCTGCACAACGATGAAGTAACCAGCCTGGTGAGTCGAGCCGTTGAGGCTTACGGATACGTTCCGCAATGGCTTATCAACCACATTAAAAGCACCAGTTACGGTCGCAAAGCGTTTCTCGCTTCAGTGGTTGTTCTGAACGCCTGTTGTGAAAAGGACGCTGGCCCGTTGACCGGCGTATTCCATCCCTCAAAAGGTAACGGACGCACATTCAAGATTCGCAAAGGTGCGCTGCCTGAATCTGACATGCTGCTGATTGCGCAGTCACTGATAACCCATGGTGTTATCGGCAAGGCTAAGGTGCGCAGACTCCAGCGACATGAAAGCGGAGAGACCAGCACAGAGTTCCGCGCTGTTGATTACATCGTGGCCGCGCAGGCACATTTCGGCATGGATGAGCAGGAAGCCGGTAATCTGACAATGACCAAGTTTCAGATGCTACTGGCAACCAAATACCCTGAGCAGAAAGGTTTTACTCGCGAAGAGTATGATCAAGTAGCAGATGATTATCTTGCCAGGAAGGCCAGGCGTTTGTCGCAAGCGGCGTAGCCAACTCAGGCTGGTTTTTTGCTACCAATAATGGCGGGTAAGTCATGCGGTCTTATGGTGTTAAGATGTTTCTGATTGCAATCAATGGAAACATAAAAAATGAAAAAGGCATTGGCTTTAGCCGCAGTAGTAATGTTGTTAGCAGGATGTAGCTCACGCGTGGCCGATTTGACCGTGGCGAGTACCAAAAACTACAACCTCAATTCAAACAATTTCGTTAAAGGTGCTCGCGTTCAGGGAGAAGACTCGGCTCCCGTGGTAATTTTCCCTCTCGGCATTCCCAATGTGAAGACTGCTATCGACAGAGCTATTGAGAAGAATCGTTGCTCAGTTGCGCTTTCTGATGTCGTTGTGACTCAGTTCAACCACTCTTTCCTGTTCGGCAAGTTTGGCTTCATTGTTGAAGGAACTGAGGTGATTGACCGTCGCCAGCCCGGTTGCGAGAACGCGAACTAAAACAGAGCCACCTACGGGTGGCTTTTTTGTATCAGTTGGTATGCAATCCCCCGCAAGTTTCCCTCCCGTTGGTTGATAAGTGATCTTTTGCTGTTATGATCTCGAGTAAAAATAGTGAGACCTTGAAAGTTATCATGAGCAAAAAAGGGATATTAATTGGCATTGCGATGATATCTGCATGTTTGGTTGGTTCAGTCTTTCTAGTTTCCTCTGAGGACGCGCAGGGTGCCGCAATGGTTAGCGCTTGCGATGCCCTGACCAAAAGTCAAATGAAGTCACCATCAACATATAAAATGTTGGACTCTTTATTTGAAATAAAGAAAGTTGATAAAGAGCATATCTCTGCCAAATTAAAGCAGATAGATAACGACGCCATAAGCCAAGGTGTTACCAAAGGCTATTTTAGCCTGAGTGAAGGAAAGGCTTTTGTTGATTTTGAAGCACAAAACTCCTTTGGAGTGCCATTAAAAGGCACCACGCAGTGTAACTTCAACATCTATGCTGACTCTTGGGCATCTCTTGAATCGGCAACGGTGGGTGATAGGGATGTGAGCATGGCTGATATAATTATCACATCATCTGAACACAAGGTTGATTCAGGATTTTCATCAAAGCTTAAATATCTTAAATTAAAGATTCTTCAAAAAATCTGATTTATACACAGCCAAAACCCGCCAATGTGCGGGTTTTTTGTTTTCTGGAGACCACCGATGGCCGGAGATAAGCAGTTAGGTAACATCGTCTACCAAGTGGAAATGGATGTTGCTCAGCTCATTGCAGCGCAGCAAAAGGTTAATCAGCGTCTTGACCAGATGGATGGTAGTTTTAATAAGTCATCTCAATCCGCTGGTCGTTTCGAGGGCGCATTAAACAAGGTTGGGCTTGCTATTGCTGGCGCTTTCACAATAGAAACGGCCAGGCGGTTAATCGAAATTGGCGATCAGATGAATACCCTGCAAGCCAGGGTTGCGCGCCTGAGTCCAAGCGTTGATGCTGCCAAAGAGTCAATGAAGGCTTTGTCAGCTATTGCCTCTCAAACCGGGAATAGCCTTTCAGATACTGAGCGACTTTGGGAGACTCTCACCTCAGCCCTGAAAGAAACAGGCGCAACAAATTCACAGATTCTTTCCCTGACTGACACACTTCAAAAAATAGGCACTATCGGCGGGTCGTCTGCTGAGGAAATGTCTAATGCCCTGCGACAGTTCGGGCAGTCAATTGCAGGCGGTGTTGTTCGTGCTGAGGAGTTCAACTCCATTCTTGAGCAAATGCCGGAACTGGCAAGGCAGATAGCGGCTGGTTTAGGTATTTCGATTGGTCAGTTAAGACAGCGGATGCTTGAAGGCAAGCTAACCGCTCAGGACGCGCTAAACGCTATCCAGAAACAGTCGGAGAGTGTTAACGCTGAATTCGACAAAATGCCAGTTAGCATCGACAGAGCTAAAAACAGTCTCGATGTTGCCTTTAAAAACGCAATAAGCGATCTGAACCAGGCAATAGGTCTGACATCCACACTTGCCGGATTAATGCAAAGCGTTGCTGATAACCTTAATTATTACAATAACAACGCAGGTGATGCCGGAAGGATGCCAAAGCTTATTAAGTTGCAGCAAGATCTTAATAAGGAAGTTCAGGAAGGGCAGCGCTGGTATGAAAGCGATGCTGTTTTTCAGCAAAGAAGAGGACAAGCTGCTTTTGAGCTTAAGCGCACAGAGCAGGAAATAGCCAGCATTCGTGCCAAGGCTGCAAATGAAGCCAAAAACAATCAAGGTTTCAAAAGCCCTTCAACCAACGGTGATGATGCAGCTACCCAAAAGCTTGTCAAAAACTCGGAACGCAGATTAGCACTAGCCAAGCTTGAAGGTGAGGCTCGCGCACGGTTGCAGGCTCAATATGATGCGGCAGATGCCGGGATTACTGACCAGAAACGAGTGAAGGCACTACAGGACGAGTATGCCGAGACATACCGGGTAACTGAAGCAAGAAAGGAAAGCAACAAGGAAGGCAGGCAGTCTGCCAGCCAGGCTGAGGCGATAGCGCAGAAACTGGAGGCGCTGAAACAACAATCAGAACTTGCTGCTGATTCAACAGGAGAATTAAGCAGAGAGCAGGCGATGCTAAATGCTGAGCTTTCTCTTGGAAAAGGTGCTACCCAGGCTCAAATCCAACAGGCAAGACAGTATGCTGCGACTAAATGGGATACAGCCAATGCCATTAAGGCACAGGCTGCCGCTGAGAAGCTACTCCCGGAAGCGCGAGAGAACGCCAGCTATAAGCAAGACGTGCAAGACCTGAATACTGCATTGTCTGCGAAAAAAATAAGCCAGGAACAATATAACCAAACTTCAGAGAGACTTGAGGCTGAGCACCAAGCTAACCTGGCAAAAATACGCGCTCAGCAAGCAGTTACGCCGCAACAGGAAGCTGCAGGCAGTGTTGATCCAGTTCAGCAGTTAGTGAATGAAAACACCAGAAAGCTTGCTCTCATTCAGCAATTCGAGCAGCAAGGCGTTATCTCACATCAGAATGCGCTTGCTTTACAGGCAGCTGCTGATCGTAAGTATGAACAGGAACGCATTGCTGCTCAGTGGGAAATATGGCGAAACCAGAGCGCAGGAAACGAAGCACTTGCTGCGTCATTCGATGCACTTGCTGGTAACGCTTCAAACGCACTAACAGGAATAATCACAGGAAGCATGAGTGCTGAAGGCGCTGCCAGGTCGCTGGCAAGCACGGTGCTCAATAGCCTGGTTAACTCCTTCGTCCAGATGGGTGTTGAATGGGCTAAGAACGCCATCATTGGAGCCACTACTCAGCAGGCCGCCATAGCGGCAACTACAGCCACCCAGGTTAGCGCTCTTGCCACCACAACGGCGGCAAGCACCGCATCAGCAGCTGCCACGACAGCGGCATGGACACCTGCAGCTATCGTCGCATCTATCGGGTCATTCGGTGGTGCCGCTGCGGTTGGGCTTGGCGCTGTCGTAGCAGCACTCGCTCTTTCTGGAAAGCGCAAAAACGGGGGCCCGGTATCAGCGGGTGGGATGTATCAGGTAGGCGAGGGCGGGATGCCGGAGATTTACCAGGCCAGTACCGGGAAGCAGTACATGATCCCCGGTGACAATGGCCGGGTGATAAGCAACAAGGAGATGACGGCGGGGGCAAGTGGCGGGGTGGTAATCAACATCCAGAACTACACATCGTCCTCTGTAGATGCTAAGGCCGGAGCTGATGGCAATGGCGGTGTGACCGTGGATGTAATCGTCGCCGACCTGAACAATGGCGGTCCAATCAGCAACGCCATAACCAGCAACATGAATGTTAAGCGCACGCCGAGAGGACAGGGCTGATGCCAATTATCGACTATCCCGACTGGCTGCCGCTGGCGCAGAAGGCCAGCAAAAATATGACCTTCGACACCGGGTTTCAGACTGACCAGCCAGCAGTCGGCCCGGCTATTTTCCAGAATCTTACTGACGACCTAAAAACCACATGGTCACTGACGTGGATTTTCACACTTGATGAAGAACGCGCTTTCCAGCAATGGTTGCGCAGCCCGAACTACCTTAACCGCGGCGTTAACTGGTTTCGGATGCCCATCAACATTGGCGGCAGTGGCCTACAGGTTCAGGAGCTTCATTTCACGCAGATGCCGGTGCAAACCAGTATAGACGGCGGCGTGGTGACCTGGACTGGTACCGTTATAGCCAACCACCTCTATAACCCTGACGACGAGTTCGACGACATCATTGTTGAGCTGCCGCCGCCGTGGGATTCGTGGCTGGATATCGTTGTAACGGGTTATCCTGACAACAGAGACCCAGAATCACTACCGAGGGTGCCGTAATGCCGTCCTTTCGTGAATACAAGCAACAGCGACCGACGCGCGGACTGTTCGATACCATCACTTTCTATCACCCGTCATTCGGATACGTCCGCCTGGTAGACAAGCAGTTCTTCGACAAAACGCTTGGCGGCCAGGTGTACAAGCCGGCACGATTTGAAATCGAAGAGAGCCAGCAGAGCGGTACTCCGGTGATCGACGCGACTGTGAAACTTGGCCGCCTTTCATCGGACATCAAAGCGCTGATGAAGAAGTGGAAGGGGGCAGCCAGGCTGACGGCCATCACAGCCACACGGCAGATATTCGACAGTGGAGACGTGTCTGCACCGATTAAGTCGTGGCAACTGTACGTCAAGACTGTAGACATCGACGCAGATGCTGCATCAGTGACCCTCTCAGTAACTAACCCCCTAAACAACAACATAGGCCGCCTTTATGATCCACAGGAATACACAGGGCTTCAGTACCTCTGATTTCGTCAGGCGGGTTATTGGCGTGCCGTGGGCGAACCGCGCCTGCTCTTTCGAGAAAGTCGACTGTTGGGGTTTGGTTGTTCTCTATTACCGCCACGTGCTCGGTATTGAGCTACACCAGACGCCGGACTACGAAGCCGGCTGTGACTTCTTCACCTGTTATCAGGGTGACGTAGTTTTCTGGCACAAGGTCGATAATCCGGTAGAGGGCGGGATATTCGTGGGGTACCGCGGCGCACAACCGGCGCATGTAGGTCTGGTGCTTAACAGACAAGCCCTGCACTCGCGCGGCGAAAACGGAAGCGTGCGCATGGACTCGTTGCTTGTCATTCAGCGGGCATTCACCAAAGTGGAGTATTTTTGTTATGGCGCTGGTTGAGATATCAAATTTTCCAGGAACGCCTAAGCTGCGTTGCAGGGTGCCAAACGGCACCCTTTTTTATGACTGGCTGGCGGCCAATGACGCCACCTTTCACCGTGACCTGCTGATCATCCGCAACGGCGTGAAGCTGAGTGACGACGATGAGCTGGCGTTTGAGCTGAGCGAACTAGACCACATCCAGATTCATGACCAGCCAAAAGGGATTGTAGAAGATGTTCTGAGCCCGATATTTAAAGTGGTTGGCCAGGTATTCTCGTTCCTGGCGCCGAAGCCTGCGATAGCCAACAACGGGGGTAATACGGTCGACTCACCGAACAATAGTCTGACCGGCCAGACAAATACAGCGCGCGTCTATAAAGCCAAACCGGATATCTACGGACAGGTACGCTCATTCCCGGACCTTATCCAGGAGTCGGTATTCGAATACGTCCGCCAGAATGATAAAGACGGTGGGCTAAAATATGTAACAGAGTGGATGTGCATCGGGATAGGTAAGTACGATTACGAGTCCGTTAGGTACTCCGAATCGAGCCTCGGCTCACTGGCTGGGGCTGAATATCAGTTTTATCAGCCCGGTGAAGTCATCCCCCAAATCGTCGAGGGCTACGGGTTTGATGACGTAGATGGACAGGAGGTTCCCGGGCAGAACGAAGCTGGAGATTTCCCGATAGAAACGGCGACGGCAAATACCGTCGTCAGCGGGACATATTCAGGCGGCCAGATAGCCATGAAAATCGTGAAGCAATCCGACTTCGATTATTTCATGGGGTTAGTGCTGCCGCATGCCGTAACATTCACCATTAACGTTACGTACAGCACGGCTTCTGGCAATGTCACTACTGATGCTACTTTCTCTGGCACCCTTATCTCCGCTGTTGAGACAAACGATGGGGCGGTTACTAATCCTGTTCGCTGGTACACTTTCACGATGAGCGACCTGCAGGGCCCTCAGGACATCCCGGCAAATGCCACCATCAACACTACGAAATTCATTCTCAACGACAACGAAGCGCTTGTTGTGGGGCCATTCTTCTCGCCAGTTGAATCTTCTCATCTCTGGCTACACACGCAGTCGAGCCTGGGCGGTAAGAAGCAGACAAACTGGAAAGTTGTTATCTGGAAAATCGACGATGATTACAACCAGATCCCCGGCACTACGCAGACATTTACTTATTACCAGGGAACGCCGCACGACCATACGAGCGAAGTGTTTTATCGCACAGATAAGATAACCCCGTCAGGTGGCTTTGGTAAGTATGCGATCAGCTTCCAACGCACTGATAACTCCAGCGATGCCTCGGTGCTAAAAGTTGAAGAAATCCACGCCATTAATATCAGAACGAACGTTGTTCATCCTACTGATACGCTGGTACGTGTCAAAGTTCGGGCGACAGAAAACGCGCTGGGAAGTCGCGAACGCAAATATAACGCTCTCGTAACGCGCCATACCATCACTTACAACCTGAACACGCAGACTGTGGATTACACGCTGCGACCGTCTCGCTCGTTCGCTGATGCGGTGGCGCATACCTGGCTCATCATGGGTGAGCAGTCGGTCAGCAGCATTGACCTGTACGGTCTGTACTCTATTGCTGAGAGTCTGCCAGATGAGCGCCTGGGCTACTTCGACTACACCTTTGACGACGAAAACGACTCGCTCGGTGACCGCGTGCAGGCAATCTGTAATGCGGCATCGGTGGTTGCTTATTGGGACGACGGTGTACTTACATTCACACGTGACCAGAAAGTCGATTATCCGGCGGCAGTATTCAACCGGGCCAACATGAAGACGGACGAGTACAAAATGACGTACGAAGCCACGCTACCGGGTGGCTATGACGGTGTGCAGGTGTCCTATGTCCACCCGACCACCAACAATAAGACGTACATCAACTACCGCGTGCTGAACGGCGCTATCGTCGAGCAGGAAGCAGAGAACCCCAACAAACTGGAGATTGTCGGATTCCGCAACGACTATCAGGCGCGTGAGAGGGCGATGAGGGAAGTTAAGCGGCTGATTTACTCGCGTGTGAAGATGAACGCAAAAGTTTTCGAAGATGGCATTATCCAGGTGGGTAGCGTCATTCAGATGCCGGACATCTACGACAGCAACCAGCAGCAGGGGTATATCACCGGGCGCGCCGGGAACAACTTCGATACCAGCGAGCCAATTACATTTACCGGCTCGATGTATGTGCTGGTCACAGACAGCATGGGAAATCCGACGTTACGCTACCCAGCTTCGCCTCGAACGGACACCAAATACGGATTCACCGCGGCAATACCAAACATTCAGCTCAATATCTGGAATGGAGACACTGTGCAGCTTCCGTCGCGCTACCTAATTGCGACAGTAGAAGAACTGGACAGCCAGCTGTGGACGGTAAACAGCATCAAGCCAAATACCGATAACACCGTCTCACTGACAGTCTCAGAATACAGCGACTCTATCTACTCATAAGACCCATTCAACCATCACAACCCGGCCAACGCGCCGGGTTTTTTTATGGAAAAAATATGGCTACGCAACCTACTAATAATCCAGTACCAAGCGAGTCCCCGCGCGATCTTAAATTTAACGCAGGGAAAATCGACGAGTTTGTTACCTCTCTTGTCACTACGTACATAGACCGTTTCGGTAACGAGCATTACACCATTGAGGGGCTGCGCTGGCTGGCGCAGCAGGCTATCTCGCAATACGGATGGATTCCTGTCGGCACATTCCAGGCCGGTACAACATTAACGCTGCCCAATCAGGTTCTGAAAGACATGACGGACGGTGAATATTACCGCTGGGATGGTGCGCTGCCCAAGGTTGTTCCTGCCGGATCTACGCCAGCATCTACAGGCGGAACGGGTGTAGGGGCATGGATAAGCGTTGGAGATTCAGCGTTAAGGTCAGCGCTGGCGAGTAGTGACGGATTCTCCTTAATTGGTGAGTTAATCTCTGTTGCTGATTTTTCAAAAATAACTCCAACTGACAAAAAGAAAGTGCGTCTTCGCGGCTGGTACGCCGTCTCAACAGTAGGTGCCGGGGATTTCTATTATGATTCCGCATCTCCAAAATCGTTACACGATGGCGCGATTTATATTTCTCCAACGGTACCATACGCGAATGCTATTGATTTTATAAATGGCGCAGGCGAATCAGACCCTTCAGGCACTGGATGCTGGGTGCGTTCAAATGTAACTGAAATACAATTTTCCTGGTGGGCTCCGCAGTTTCTTGAACATCACTCATCCGCGCTTCAAAAAGCCCTGGATAAAGCCAAGCTTTTACGATTAGATATTTATCTGCCGCCGGGTGAGTTCATTCTTCGCAGTAAGGTGACTTACGACTATTCTTCTGGGGTGACATCTTCATCTCCCAGAGGTGGCAACATAATTGGTTCAGGAAGCAAAAGAACAGTAATTATTCAGGATGTTCAGTCTGGGGGCTTTCCTTCTAATGGAGTCGCACTCCAGATAACAGGAAGTTTAGGAACATCTGATTACCAAATTGACAGGTTTACATTAAAGGGTATGAGTATAAGAGGTAACGGAACGGTGGCTTCAGGTAATAATAATACCGGAACGTTTCTTGTTATGGAGAGGATGGTTGGGTTCACAATAGAGGATATATTCTCCAATAATCTGTATAGGAGTCTAATTATTCAAGACTCTCTGTACGGCTCGGTAAGAGATTGCAGGATAACGTCCAGTGTGGAAGGCCTCCTGATGAGAAAGCTCAACTCTGTTACCGGTGTTAATGTTGTAACATTTGAAAGGGTGGACTTTATTGACTGTTGGCACCTTTGTTTACAAGCGGTAGAGTCCCAGCAAGTCGTTATTGACAACTGCTCTTTTGAAGCAAATGGCAACAGAGATACAGCAGGAACGGCTTGTATCATCGCTCGTAGAATTGGGTCGGCAGGCGGCGTTGGGGTTGATATCCGTAATTGCTATTTTGAAAACAACAATATGAGGGATGTAGCGATCGCTTATGATATCAATCTGCCCTGCCAGGCAAGCATTAGAAATTGCAATTTTGCAAAAACTTCATCCAATGCATACTCAGGAAGAATTGGCGTCACAGGTAGCGTAACTCCTACCGGCACTGCCTACTGCAAGTTAACTATGACAGATAACCAGTTTCTTGTAGGTGGGGATTATGTAGATGATCCCGTGAATAGGCCAGATGTATTTTTTAGCGGCTTTTCATTCACCAATACCGGCCCCGATAAAGTGAAATTTATTGATGAGAATAATGTAATAACTGCAGGGGTAGTAGTTACCTCAGCGGTTAACTACATTAAATCAAGAGGAGACTTATTTACTGCCAGGGTCGCTGCGGACGGAACGCTATCAGCAGCAGGATCAGCGAATGTTGTTTCAGTTTCAAAAACAGGAACTGGATTATACACCTTAACAAGCAATGTAAACCTTGATAAGGCGGTTTTTTTGACAATGTTTCATAACGGAAACGGTGGCGGTATACAAGTTACAAGCACTAATAATGTGGCAAGTGTTATCGTGAAAAACTCCAGCGGGGTTAACTCTGATATTGCGTTCACAGTAAAAGCCGTGCTTCTATGAATTCAAAATGAAAATTAATGGCCTCGCTAAGAGGCCATTGGTCCTACATTATTCTTTTGTTATAAACTAGCAGAGTGACATCACCATAGTGTAAAGTCTCGTCAGGCTTTCCAATTTTGTTTATCGTTCCATTAACACAGAAGTCTAAATTATTTCTGCACTTACCTCCAATTGACGGAGATATGGCAATAAACTGCCTGTCAGGACTATTATCTATATAACTTTTTGACAGCCAAGATCTCATTGTCTGAGCCCTTGCTCTCTTCAAATCAATCGATCCATCTTTCTCACTGAAGTATACTGGAGTTACATGTATCTTACCGTTAGAAAACCAGGTCACTGTGTGCGTTAGTCTCCAGAAAGAGCCATACCCAAACGAAAGGTTATTTTTATGTAAAAATCTCACAAAATCTACGGTTTCATCCTGCTTTTGATGTAACCCGTTAGGGGTGGCGACATATGAGTAAATAGAGCTAACGCAATATAACGCTATGATAGTCGAATAAACTATACTTTTTAGCCTTATCGCTGATATGAGCGCCAGCAGTATAGCTATATACTGGATGTTAACAAAAAAACGCGCGCTAAGAATGCTTACGTCTGGATAGCTGAGAATAAATGAAGATATTATTCCAGCAAGGGAGAAGAAAAGCACCAATGAGAGATAGGTATTAACCCCTCCAGATCTGTACAGATTGTATATGGATATGCATGTTAAAACAAAAAACAAACAAAAAGATATGGCATATGCAAGATCATGCTGGATAATCAAGACGTTCAGCATCCTTCCCGTCAAGAATACCATCTGGACGCCATTTTCCAACATTACTGTAAGTGGCACCAATGAAAACTTGTGAATTGGTATTCCCAGGAATGATTGAATGATACCTGAGTACGCAGCTATAAATGAAATCAGATAAACTATCAGGTGCTTAACATTACGCTTGTCTTTATAAGAGATAAAAGCGGTGCCAATGATTAATGGTAAAAGATAGGATGCGTAGAACCACGGATCAGATACTCCTGCAAGAACAGACAGGAATCCAGATATGATGCTGAAGTAAACCTTGTTATTTTTAATAGCTAATAGTGATAACAGCACACAAAACATACCGAATGCATTGGTAGAGTTATGTGAAAATGGATGCACCAAAAAACCGTATGTATATGAGAATGCTGGGCAAAGTAACGCAATCAAAATGGACAATGAGGAAATTTCATTACCCGTAGCAATCCTGGAAATTCCATATGAAGATAAAGCGATGGCGATTAGAAATAATGCGGTAGCAACTATAACCACGCTGACATCAGTTGAGTCGAACAAATAATAAAAAAGGAAATGAACCGGATAGACAGTTAAATACCAACTATCTACCGTAGGAATCCAGTCCTTAAAAACACTCATTCCACTTCTAAGAAAATCAGGCCAGAATATCTGACTGTTAACTATGTCAGAGTCATAAGGCATATATTTTCTAGTTATCAATATTGATATTAATATGCATGCTATGATTATCGCATACCGCGACGTCCTAGATTTTATAATGTTTTCCATAATCATTAACCCTTATTTTTAATCAAATACCGAGGCCTTTTTTTAACCTCAACATATATTCTTCCAATATACTCTCCGAGAACGCCAATACCGATAAGCTGAATGCCGCCCAGGAACAGGATTGAAACCAGAAGTGATGGATACCCGCGAACCGGGTTACCAAAGGCAAGCGTGTCGACAATCATCCATGCACCATACAGAAATGATATCCCGGCTACTAACAACCCAATGTATGTCCACATCCGCAGAGGAAAAGTGGAGAAGCTGGTAATACCCTCAAGCGCGAGATTCCACAGCTTCCAGCCGTTGAACTTAGAATCTCCTGCAATGCGTTCTGCTCGTGCGTATTCAACAACGTCAGTGCGCCCGCCAACCCAGCTAAGCACCCCTTTCATAAACAGGTTACGCTCTGGCATTAGCTTGATGTTTTCTACTACATCACGCGACATGAGGCGGAAATCACCGACGTTTTCCTCGATTCGTGGGTTGCTTATTTTATTGTGCAGCTTATAGAACATTTCAGCGCTCTTGCGCTTCAGGCGGCCATCTGTAGAGCGGTCTGTGCGTTTAGCCAGTACGACATCTGCCCCAGCCTGCCAGCATTCAATGAGTTGCGGGATAACTTCAATCGGGTCCTGCAAATCGACGTCAATCGGAATCACCGCGTCGCCGGTGGCATGGTCCAGCCCTGCAAATAGCGCAGGCTCTTTGCCGAAATTGCGGGTGAAGGATAGGGGCACAACCAGCGGATCAGAAACGGCCAGCGCATTGATAATCGACTCTGTAGCGTCTTTGCTGCCGTCATTGATAAATACGATTTCCACCTCAAACGATTTGAGCGGCTCATATTCTCTGACGGTTTTATAGAAAATAGGTATTGTGTCTTCTTCATTGAAGACAGGAACCACAAGTGAAATCTTCATTTTGCTTCCCTGAAGACGATGTATTTCGAATAGATAAACCCGCACACCAGGCTGATTGCGGAGAATACGACCAGAGTCACTAATGGTGGAAGAGAGCATTCATCTGCCGCCCATCCCACAGCCGCGCTCAGAGACCCCATAAACCCAACATAAAGCACATAGCGCGTCGTTGTTGTAGAGCTGTTGAACGTAAAACGAGCGTTTGCAAAAAAGCTAAAGCTTACCGCAACAACGAATCCGCTGAAGTTCGCCAGTGCCTGGCTGGTTCCCAGCGCATAGAAGCACGCGGCAAATACCACCCAATGGATTAGCGTATTGAGCACGCCCACAGAAGCGTACTTTGTAAAGAGCTTGAGCATATCTAAGTCCGTTAGATTTGAAGGGGAAGAGTCTAGCATCGGACGCGGCATCGATCGACGGCAGTGGGGCATGGTTGGGGCAAAAAATTAGCGCAAAACAACTCAAAACCCCGGAAGGTGTCGATTCGTCTTGCGCTAATGCATTGCTTCTAGCCTAGTTTTCTACCACATCAACACGCTTCCACGCTGAACGGCTGCCTATTTTAAACAAACCGGACTGGGCAGAATAAACGCATATTCTTTTTTCGAAGACCTTGAGCCGTGCATCTGCTAAATAAAAAAATATAAAAAAGCCGCTAACGAAGAGCGGCTTTTTTTTATCCGGAAGGTAAGCGTTGCGGTTTTTCTCACCCGTCATAGCGGGAAGAACATCGCCTGGCAAGAGGGTTTGCTGTCGGCCCCGAGACGCAGGGCGGCTCAGATCCAGCCAAACCTGACGGATAAGGAAAGGAGTAGACCAGCAAAGGCGAACAGGTTAAGTAAAACCGCAGTTCTGCTTGAAATCTCCATACAATACTCCGGGCTTCTTGTTTACGACACAGGGAGTATAGCTACTGTTTATTCCGATGCATCTGTAAATTTAAAAAATCAGACTTTTCGCTTAGTGCGGTCTGAGATATTTCTTAAGCAAGTCTGAATAATTGCATTTTCATTAATTAAAGCGTAATGACGGCTTATTCTGGTTCGCAGAATTGCGCAAGGAACTGATGCAGCGTAGCGTGCTCATCAGTAGTGAGGGATAAAAAACGAGCAACCTGTTCTTCAAGATGGCTGCAGGGTTGCGCGATGATAGTTATCAGATTTTCATTATCCGAAAGTCGGATAATCGATACGCCGCGCAGCGTACCGGACGCCGTGAGCACGGCTTTAATGCAAATATCGTCACGAAAAATCAGTGGGTTCATAAGGCTGAGAAGGCTTAGCAAAATCATCTGACCACACAAATAGCACAT